TTGTTAATGCTCCAGCATCTTGAACCGTTTGAAGTATCGGAGTAACAGAATTGATGATATTTAATCTAGTTACAGGGTTATTTAAAGTGAACACGAAATTATTAAGAATCTGTTCTATTTGAAGTTCCAACGTATTAAGTAATTCTCTTACATGTAGATAATTATAATCGCTCTTTATCGTCTGATAACCTGTTGCGTTAGAATATATCATAATCTGCCCCTGCGAAGGTCTTTCTATTATTGAGTTATAACCAAATGGTTCTAGATTGTCCCTATCTTGTTTATCTATCTGATATTCAGTCGTCAATAAATTAGGGTTTGAAAGAATTCCAGCTTGGTTCGCAACTATCGCATACGGGTTACCCCCAAGGAATTTTTGAACGTATGCATTTGCAACATCCGCTGCAGGTGGTACAGATATCTGTTTTCCGTTATCATTGTAGATCAAGAACGGGCCAAACACACCACAATATTTTGCCCCATCTGTTTCTGTAGGTAGACTGAATGCAAAAGTCCTAGGCATCTCTGGGTTGCCTCCTTGCGCTATATATCGACTATCAAACACAGAGGTTGGATCGACACCAGGTATAAATGTGTCACAGAAATATGGGTTTTGTGATGTCGCGAATTGCTGTATTGCAGGAGCATTGATTATTGCAGTTGTCTTACCCCTTGCTTTTGCTAACATCGATAGATAAGATTTACCACCTAATTCCGGTTGTAGACCGTATGCCATAGTGTCGACTATATATCTATATTGTATCATGTCGGGGTTCAATAATCCCCTATTTATCCCAGGGTCATTTATCAATTGCCCATATATTTTTTTCACACCTTCTTCTGCATCTGGAGAACCATTAACGTCAAACCCAGGGGTATGTCTATTTGTTATAGTTAAGCCTCGTAATGATATTATCTTATATTCAGGCGTGACATTAGGATCATTTATTGGTTTTTGGACAGTGACCACATTTGTAGATGTGTAATTTTGTATGGGTTCGGCCGTTGAATATATATACGTAGAACCATCGAATAGTTTTGATGTAACATATGTCAATCCCGGCTGTATGATCGCTGCAGATTTTACCAAAGAATTAACAGTGATATAAATGTTGTCAGAAGGATTTTGAAGACTGAAGTTTTTACCGGTCGAATCAGTCAGAACTACGTTCACCTCATTTTGTATGTTGCTCATACTATCTTGTATGTTATAACTCAAAAACGCAGTAGATATATCAGATGCTATATTTACCATAGATATGTTGTGCCCAACAAGATCTACGTTGAACGGAGCTGGGGTCGTCGAGGTCGGATCTCCAAGGACCCATAATTGATCAGCTGTATTATATACCAATTGGTCAAGCGCCTGATAATTGATCGATATGAATAAACCTGTCAAAGCGACAGAACCATTTACGATGTCCTCTATATATTGCCCTGTGCCTGTCTGATCCTGAAAATCTGGTATAATACAACCAGTCCATGAACCTATCATGGTAACATTGTTCGCATTTATGAAATTATTTAATTGCGAAACAATTAGCCCATTCGAATCAAAATATTGTGAATAATAAGGGTCTGTTGATAATTTTGCATAATCAGACCAATCCCCCTGGAAAGCAACTATCTGTATGAAATAATCACTTATTTTATCATATGGTCTTATCCACGAGAATGGGATATTCGCATCTCCATTGTACCAATTCGTTGCAAAAATGCCATATTGAGATAGATTAGAAGGTTTAATCACCACCAATGATGCAGTAGTTGTTCCAAGATTCACTATCTGAAATAAAGGTGAATCGATAATTGCACCCGCACCGCTCAATGAAAGAGAATTAGCAACAACGCCGTTGAGATATTGTGTATCCGGAGTCCAGAACCTTTGCCTATTGAAAAAATTAACAAACATGTCATTATTCACTGATTTATTATTTGCGCTTGTGTCTATAGAAAAAGATTCAAAACCAACGATATCTGGGTTAGTCGATTTTGTCGGTGTTTCATCTGGAGCCAATAAATTTATCGCGAATACAGGTGACGCTAATAAACACGTTTGTATGGAACGTTGAAAAAAAGAACCCTTTCTCTCTAATTTCGTATCTATCGGACCATAAAACCTATTAAGGTCTTTTATCGATGATATAAATACTGGCGTGTTAAATGGACCTGTTGTGGCGAATCCAGGAACAAGTCTAAGAGATTGAGTTGTGACAGTCACCTGTTGTGATTGATCTATCTCAATTGTATAGACACCTGCACTCTTAAATTGGCTAAGATCTAAAGAAATTGTATTTGCCATATCTTATTTATTTATTTTTATTTTATATATCTTTATGGACTAGATAAAAAATCACATTTTTATATATTTTTGTATTTCTTCATTTGTCAACGAATTTTTAACATCATCAAATCTCAATAAATAATACACAATATCTCTCATACCCATATTATAAGCCATTCGAATCGATTCATTGTCATATATGGATGGGTCAAATCTACCTGTATCAAGAAGAAACTTAACCATATCCGAATCACCATTATCTATTGCATATAAGATAAGGTCATGATACAATTTAATATGACGGAATAAATACATATAATCATCTCCTGTTAATATTTTAATTAGATCTATATTGTCATATATAACAGCTCTGTTAAAAACTTCTGAAATTAAATTATAATTAATTGGCCCGTCATAGTCTAATATTTTATCTAAGATGATCTTTGTTATTTCTGAATTATCATTTTCACTAGCTACCCAAAGACCATGAAAAAGATCAGCGCCTTTTTTTATGCATTCTTCAAGTAACCATAGAACATTGTTTTCTATAGCTTTCTCGAACCTTTCCTCTAAGGACATGTTAACTGTGGCCTTCTCTATCCGCTCTCTGGAAGGACCCTTAAAATAAGGATTCTCATCTTCATACAAGGATTCTTTAATAAATTTTTGATACTTTATCTTTTCTTCATTTGTTAGTTTATCTCTGACCCTTTTGTCCTTCAAAAGTTCCTTGACGATCTCTATATTTCCATCAGAAGTTGCCGCCCATCGGATCGCCCAATTATTACCAGCAGACGGATCTATCCCATCTTCTAAACATTGCTTGACCAACCATAAAGAATTGTTATCTATAGCCTCTAGAAACCTCTTTGATAAAGGAAGTAAAGCAGCTCTTTTCTTTATGACCTCTATTGAAGGACCCTTAAAATAAGGATTCTCATCTTCATATATAGATTCTTTGTTTAACCTCATTCGAATTTTTATTTTTCATTTTGTTTTTGTTCTGAATTATATTTATTTATATCTTTTACCATTAGATTCATCTGTTTGTTCTTATTTTTTAATTCTTCATCAGATAATATCTCCCAATTTTTACCTAATTGTTTAATCTTATTTTCGGCTTCAGTTTGTGTTATATTATAATCTATTGTTGCACCTGTTATCATATTTCTAAAATGTAATAGTTTCTTTTTATTATCTATGTTTTTTGTTATTTTCTTTATTATTTCTTTCTCTTTATCCATACCTTTAGGTTTATCAACAACTACAACAATTGATTTCTTTTTTTCTATATCTTTTTTAAGAACTATTTCTTTGCTTCTGTTTGAAACAGATCTCCATTCCTTTTTCATCAGATCATAGAATGTCGCTACTTTCTTTAATCTTTTCACTGTAGCTTCTGGCGCAGTCCCCTTTGGCCAATTCACCCTAGGCACATATTTTAAATTTGTTGAACCCTTTGCTGGTCTAACAGTACCATCTAATTTTATAAACTCAAAATTGACAATTTTTTTACGTAAAATATTTTTCAATTCATTTATTGTCAAAGGTTCACCCCATAAAAGAGACTCGCATATTAATACAGAATAAAGATAATCTATGATTTGATTATCTTGTATAGATTCTGTGATTTTATTACCAAATAATATATCAGTAAGTGTTCTCTTTATGATAAATTTATTCAAAATCATAAATATTCTTTATATTTTATTTTTTCTTTTTTTGTTAGTTTATCTCTGACTCTTTTGTCTTTCAAGAGTTCTTTGACAGTCTCCGTATGCCCATTGACTGCCGCCCACCGGATCGCCCAATTGTCGTCAGCTGATGGGTCCACTCTCTTGTCGGAGAGCAGGAGGCGGACAGTCTCCGTATACCCATTGCCTGCCGCATACCGGATCGCCCAATTGTCTCTATCTGTTGGGTCCACTCTCTTGTCGGAGAGCAGGAGGCGGACAGTCTCCGTATGCCCATAGTATGCCGCCCACTGGATCGCATAATTGTCTTTAACTGTTGGGTCCACTCTCTTGTCGGAGAGCAGGAGGCGGACAGTCTCCGTATGCCCATAGCCTGCCGCCAACTGGATCGCCTGATTGTGGTTAGCTGTTGGGTCCACCCCATCATCCAGACATTGCTTGACCAACCAGAGAACATTGTTCTCTATAGCTTTCTTAAACCTTTCCTCTAAAGACATACCAACTATAGCCTTCTCTATCCGATCTCTGGAAGGACCCTTAAAATAGGGATTCTCATCTTCATATATAGATTCTCTAACC